TAAATGGATACATTTTGGGGCATATCCATTTACAGGTAAAGGCACATATTTAGACCATAAAGATGATGATATAAGAAAAGCATGGAAAGCAAGACATATCAAAATTATGAAAGATGGTAAACCCGCATATAAAAATAAGTCATCACCAGAATATTATTCATGGCATATTCTATGGTAGATATAAAAATCCCAATATATTATATATAATGTTATCATTAAAAGATGGAACCAAAATTGCTATGATTGACAAAAATAAAGATAAATGTATATATATAAAAGATGATAGTAAAGATGCCCCAGCAGAAATAGAAACAACGCCACAAAAAAAATTAGAATTATTTAAAACATTTATTGAAAAAGATAAAAAGCTAATGCGCTCTCAATTAGATAATTTAATTAATGCTTATTCATCAAATAGTAAACCAAGCGATAAACTATCACGTAAATATGAAGAAGCCTTAAAATTTGTAAATACATCTTTAAAACATTATCTAGATTTTTCAAAAAAAACAGAATTAACACCTATAATGCCCAAATGGTATACATTATTTGTTTCTGGAACTACTGGTTCAGGAAAATCATATTATATAGCTGATTTAATAAAAAATAATAAACCAAAATTTATATTTATAATGAGTCCTATAAAAGATGACCCAGCATATAAAAGCATGAAGCCCGAACCAGTTTATATAGATTTAGATAAATATTTTGATGAATATAATAAATTTTTTGAGATTGAGGATTTACCCCCAAACTCTGTTGTAATTTTAGATGATATAGATACAGATGCTAAGAAAGCAAAACCGTATCAAGAAATTAAAACCCAATTATTAGAAAGAGGAAGACATATCCCTGTTTCTGTTATATGTGTATCTCATGACCCTATGGGTGGAAATGTAAAACATGCAAAAGCACAGATTAGAGAAAGTCATTATTATGTTGTATTTCCAAAAGCAAATAAAGCACATTGTGAAAACTTTATAAAAAGATATATAACAAAAGACATAGATTTAGTAAATCAAATGATAAATATAGATACAAGGGGTTTATTAATAAAAAAAACATATCCATCATATTATTTGGGAGAACATACAGTTGGAATTATTAATTAAATATAAATATATAATTATAAAATCTCTATTATAATTATATATATGACGGATTTCACCAGAGTTAATAACATTTATTATGATATGAATGTGTATAATGCCACAACAACCCCAATTCAGGCACAAATAAATAATAAATTATTATATCCATTATTAAATCAAGCAGATAATTATAGCGTATCTCTTGCAAAAGCAAAAGTTCCACTTGATAGTATCCCATTAACACGAAATAACCTGCCTCTTAAATTATATCAATTAGGACTAAAAATAGGAACTGTAGAAGAATTAGCATATATTAGACAATTAGGCGCCAATCAAGACAATTTCGTATGGAACTGTCCAAAAGGTTCTACAACAATTTCAAAATATAAATATTCATCTACTGGAACATTAACAGAAGTATCAAGTCAAGATGTATCAACAATAACTGATAATGTTTATAATTTTGTTGTTGATGATTATTCAAATTTATTTATTATAGGTTCCGATACCATTTCAGAATTACCAAATAAATTATATATTATTGATGAAACAAATAACATATTAGAAACTTTAGATTTTGTTAATATAAAACATATTTACATTGATAGAGGTCAAAATTTATATATATGTGATGAATCACAAACCCCAACTGTTTATATTTATGGAATGATTAATTCTATTGGTTCTGTAAATTTAACACAAAAAACAACATTGACAACAAATCAAGCGGGCAATCCACTTGTAAATTTAGTATTTTGTGTAGCAGATGGTGAAATAATTGTTGGATATAATCAAAACACAATAACTTTATATAATGAACAATATGAACCACAAACAGATATTCAAGAACAAGCAATAAAACAATTACAAAATTTAGCAAATATAAATTCTACGGCGAATACTTATATTCTTGCTAATTCAAATGAATTAGATGACACGATTTTTGGTGTTCAAAATCAAATGGTATATAATGTAAATAATAATACACAATTAACAAATGGCGGTATAGCATCATCAATAGCTATAGTATCCTCAGGTTATGGTTTCGCAACTGGAACAGATAATTATACATATGCGGTAAATTATCCAATTACATCGCCACCTGCTTCATTTTTTAATGCTAATAACACCGCCCTTATAAAAGATGGTTGTATATGGTCAGCACAAAAAACATCTCAATTATTTGCAATGGGAACATCTAATTTATTTTATGCTTGGAATTATAATTTTCCTCCAAATACAACTATTCTAAATACATGGTCGCAAGTAGGTGAATTTCAACTGACATCAAGTGAAAATCCAACTCCTATAAGTATTGATGTTCAATCCACAACAAATAAACTTGTAGCAGTTGGTAGTGATAATAATTTATATATAACACAAAACCCAGTCGGATTAATAGAAGTAATATTTAATAATTTAAATAATTACCCGTCTAATTCTTTTATATGGGGATTAAGAAACTTTGATTATAATACAGGAAATCAACAAAGTTCATTATTAAATAATTTCTCAGCATGGAATACAGCTATATATGGTATGTTTGAACGGTCAAACCAATATTATATAACATATCTTGGAGACGACGAAGCCCCAACATTAGATATATATAATGTCGCAAATTATAGCTTAGAATCTACACATCCAAATTTAGATACAAATTTCATTGGTATAACTTATTTACCACAAACTGGAGCATTCGCATATCAAAATAATTCTAAAGAAATTGTAGCAAGGAATGCTAATACATTAGCAGTACTTTATACAATACCACCTGTATCTTATACTGTTCAGGCAATAACAGAACTATTTGGAAATTATATAGCAGTTTGTGATTTTACAACAACTAATATTTATATTTATAATTTAGCAACATCAACACTAATAAATACTTTACAATTACCAAGTTATGTTATTGATTTAGCAGTAAATTTAGGAGATATAGAAAATGGAGCCACCACACTTTTTGCTTTAGTTCAAACATCTGGAACTGCACCATTGGGTCAAGAAATTTATAAAATTAATTTTACAGATGATACTTATACAGCACAATCAACCCAAACTCAAATTTATACAACTTCAAGATATATATCACAAATAAATGTTCACCAAACAACCAGCGCTATAACATTTATAGAAGGTGATTATAGCGAGGGACTTTTCAATAATTATAATATTAAAACATTAATGCAAAATGGTGGATATTCTTCAAATAATATTATAACAAGTTCTATACCAAATAACAATTACATGGTTCAATACTATTTACCAACAAAACCAAATGTATATATGGCACAACGTACATCTCAAACTCTTAGATGGTCTCAAATAACATCAAATGAACAATTAAAAGGAGTTTCAGTATCACGTTCAAATCAAAATAAATTATATGGTTTAGGTTTAGACTCTAAAATTTATATGGGCAATAATTTAAATAATTCTATTACATTTTCACAAATTACAGATTTTACAGAATCATATGATTATATATCAAATACACCAAATACAAGTCCATTAATACAATCTTCATTATATCTTTATGGAACATCGTCCCAAAATTTAATTACAACTTTAGAAATAAATGATGAATGTGGAGCAATAGCAAAAAATGATGTAGCAAATCAATATGTGATATCATTAGCTAGAAATAATCAAATAGTAGCATATGATGCTGGAACATTAGCAGTAGATTTTACATCACCATTAATAGGAGCATATAGAATATTTACAAAAAATGGTTCAGACATTGATGCTGGAAGTGTATCTATATATAATATGTCAGTTTTAATAGATAGTATCAATAATGCTTTTATAGAAGCAACAACAAAGATTAATCAAGCATTAGGTGCTGGAACAATAACAACACCCCCATCAATTTCATTAAATTATCAATCTGGATTATGTACTCTATCATATCCTTCTGTTTTAGTACAATCGGCGAATGGTATACTTTTTAATCAATCTTTATTAAATATAGTATATTATCAATCAACATTAGACCAACAATCTGGACTATATCAACTTGTTTTAAATCCTCAACAGGAAACACTTACACAAAATGTAAAGACAATTAACAAATTTAATCAATTAGACAAAATTCTATTTCGTTCTAATACAATATATGTTATTGGTGCCTATTTTGGTATAAATGATAGTAATAATATATTTTTTGATATAGATTGTCCAACAACTGACTGGGTTGAGAATTTAGACCAAACATTATATTTTCAACCAAACTTTTTAAGAACATATTTTTTACGGTCAAATCTTCCATTAGACAATATACAAATACAATTATATTATCAATATAAAAATGGGACAGATTATGAATTATATATAAATAATGGTGAAAATGTCACTACTAAATTACAGTTTATCAAAAAAATTTAAATTAGTTTGAAATGATATAAAATATATTATTTTAAATTATAAAAAATAAAATCTATGATATAATTATATAATGAGTTCTAACAGAGAAGACGTTCAACTTGTCTTAGATAACAGATGTAATGTAAGTAAAACAACCCACGCACTTGTAAAAGTATCCGGCAATAATGTAAACTTTTTTGAAGTAAATGCTGATACAGTCGGTCCTTATACAAATATTATAAATTTTAATAGTATAATTACTCCAGCTCTTGCTTCTACAGTTATATCTCGTAATCCTAGAATTAGATATCAGGTAGACGTACGAGTTAATGAAACTGCCGGTGGCGCTGTAGCATTTCCAGCTGCTAATTATTATCCTGTATTACCAAATAATGTTGTAAATAATAGTGTAGTTCCAAATACAGTTTTTCGCGCATTCTGCCTCCAGAGTATTACTTCAACTTTGAGCATGACCATTAATGGGGCTACGACAACGCTAAACTCACGCCAAATGCTTGATTTTATTCAACGTCGTCTTGATAAACACTGGATTATGAACCAAGCAACCGAATGCCCCTGCCAACCCGATAATCTTGCTGGTCTTGTTGTTGATGGTGTTCCTGCAATTTCAACAGCATTCGGAACATTTACTGGGGCACTTAATTCGTTGCAAATTAATGCTGGTGGTTCAATAACTCAGGTTAATGGTGCAGCGATAGCGGCTGGAACATATCTTGTTGAACCTTTAACTGCAACATCACTTCCACACGCAAATCAAGTTCTTTCTCGTTATGAGAATTCTCAAGGTGCTAATCGCGGTTCATTTAAACCTGTAACAGTAAACCCTACATGGGTAGCGCAACCAGCTCCACAGGCTTCAAGAACATATAGTTTTGATATTTCTGAGCCCCTGCTACTTTCACCATTTACTACATATGATAATGAGACATACCTCGCAAATATCAATACTATGTCAATGGTGTTTAATTTACAAACTGTAAATGATATGCTTGTATCTGCTGTATTTAATAATGGTGGAGCTATAAATGGATATAATCCTGCTAATTTATTAGGTATAGATATTACAAATGCTAAACTTGAATGGGAATATATTCAAATTCCTCAAGAT